AAGCCCGGGTTTGGGACTTATACTAGGCACTACAAAATTACTTTTTGCCTATCATCAATATTTCTCTCGCCTTCTTGGCACTATGTGTGCCGTCTTCGTTCTTTTTTCTTCTTCCTGCCGTATATGTGACATCGAAATATGTGATGTCATTTCTGCCTTGGCGCGCCTCAAAAAAGCCGTCACCAATGTCTCTATTAGACATCATAACGTATGCACCCTTGACTGTCAAGTCATTTAGGAACTTAATTACTGACTCCTGTAAATCATCATCAAAATCAACACCATACTGTGTGAACGATCCTCGATATGGAGGATCCAGAAACACATATGAGTTAGGTGTGGCGGCGCTTAAGGTCTCGCGAAAATCTCCAGTCATGAGGGTGCAGCGCTGAAGGGCCTTCTTCCACTCTAAGACATTGTCTTTATCGTATACCTTGTCTTTCTGATTTAGCAGACCAGACGGCGTGCCAAAGCGACCGTCAGTGTTTTTGTTAATCTGCCAGATCCCATTAAACCCCGTCTTCATGAGAAAGTATAGAGTTGCAGCCTCGTCGGTTCTAGACCACTTTTTATAATCAAATGCATGCTCGCGTCTTAAGTCGTAGTAAAAGACCTTGCGTGCTTCTTTATCCAGAGGCAAGTACTGTGTTGAGAGTTGATCCATCCGTGCCATGAAAGCGCTGCAGTCATCCTTAACGGCAGCATAGATAGCCATGATAGACTCATTGGAATCATTCAAAACAAAGGTGGCATCTGGGTTCTGGTCATACGCCCATATAAACATTGCGCCGGCGCCAAGAAATGGCTCTATGTAGTGATCAAATTGATCCGGAAGGACCTTTTGCTCTTTATATTTTTTAAGCAGACGTGTCTTTCCACCTGCCCACATAAATAACGGTTTCATTATACAATCTCCATGATTCGGCTCGCAACCTCTACAATATTTGCAAACTCAGGCTCCTGTTGTTGTATGTATTGTAACACGGTGGATCGAACTTGTCCACTCATTTTCTTATTTAACTGCAAAGACAGTCCACGATACTCCTAAGTCCGGATCGTGATACATTCTTTCACCAACTTTGTAGTGAGTTCGATTTGATTTTGAATAAGTTGTTCTGACTTTTGTGATAGGTCGAAGCCTAAACTTAATGTTGATGTTTGGATCAGATACGTAGTAATCTACTACTTCTTCAATAGACTTTGTTTTTGATAAAATGCGCTGTAATTCTTCTATATCGCCGATTCCAGGCGGCACATCTGCCACCAAAACGCCATCAGCCCGAGCAGGGTTTTGAGCAGTCCCAGCTACAACTAGCGTCAAAAAGTTTCGATAAGATTCACCCAAAACATCTGAAAGATGAAGATAAATATTTTTAATCTTGAATGGGTTTTTCAGCACTCCGTTTTTACCAAACAAATCTGAATTAGCCAACGCTAAGTGGGCTGAACTATCTTTAATTAACGGATCGGGAAATTGATACGCTGGATCAGCAGCGGCAATGATATCCAAGAATTTCTTTTTCTCATCTTCAATAACATTGGCTTGTGCCTGAGTTATCTCGGCTAACTTTTCTTTCATATCTTCAATAAGAATATTTCGTTCATTTTCTTCAAGCCCCACTTCTGAAAGTTTTGCTCTGAATTTGGACTCATCCATTCTATTTTCCAAGAATGCGAAATTTTCTTTTTTCATGCTAAGACCGATTGTTTCACCAGAAGCAAGGATTAGGTTAACATCTGCCTTTGGTTCCGGCTTACCGCCACCCATCTGAACAGCATCTGCAACTAAGTGAGTACCCAATGATCCAATGTTCAAAGAAACTGGTTGGTTGTTATTTGCTTCGATAACGTTCTTTACAGCAGCAACTAAGTTTCGCTCGCTGTCCTGACCAGACATCTGTTCATTTACATTCTCAGTTTTTGTTTTACCGAAGTCTTTGCAGCCTATTTTAGAACCACAAACAACAGTCTCAGTATCGGCGACAGTTCCCATATCCAATGGCGCGCCAGATTGTTCTTCTGACAAATAACCTCGCCAACCCTCCATTATTGGTTTCATCTTCATTACCCCTTAATTAGTATCTCAGACGACTCTTTACTTTTATTCATACCATAAGCCCATTCGGCTTCGATAATCTCATAGCCATCATACATTTCCCTAATGGCTTCACAATCATTATAAGACATAAGCCACCCTGTTCTTTTTGTCAATAAGCGATGCAATCTTTCGTGATCAAATGCGTTATGAAGGTTGCCATCAATACCGTATAGCGAGTTCTGTGATCCCTCAAGCATATATGGCGGGTCAAGGTATAAAAAAGCCTTTGGGTGATAGTCAAAGGCGTCTCCAAAGTCGGCATAATCTACTCTAAAGTTTTTGGTTTCAAAGTCTCTTAATCTTTGAACGGACGAGTCTGTAAATCTTGCGTATGACGCTCTCTCGGACCAGCCACCACTAAACGTGGCACCAGAGAAACTAGCGCGGTTGATGGCATAATACTTTGCTGCTCTCTCGTAAGAAAACATAAATGACTCAGTCTTAAGATCCTCTCGATACTGGTGAAACGATTCTTTTGAGCAGCCGATGGCGGTGTCGCCGGTGCGGATCTGATACTGTTCTCGCAGGTTTTGAACCTCATCAGCCAGTTTGTTGTTGTCCGCTCGCAATGCTTGCCAAAACCAAACTAGTTGCTTCATCTTGTCGTAGCCGCGCACTTCGGTTCCCCGATCAGCAATTGCTAACTCAACCGAACCACCCCCAAAGAACGGCGAACAAACACGCTCGACGTCCTCGGGGATGTGCGGCAAGATGTACTTAACGGCACGCGACTTTCCACCTGGGTAGCGGAGAGGCGATTTCATTCAGAATTCTTGGTTTCTTGAATATGAAGCCGTAGCGACTGCGCGGAGGTCTTGACCTCTTGCATAACCTTGCGAACACGAGTTCCAGCAGCGCTGTTGCCATCATCATAGAACTTGCTATAATCCGATCGAGCCTCAATAAGGGCTGCAATCATATCCTCTAACATATTTGTTTCTTCTTGCATTGTATTTTCCTTTGTTTTACAGTGTAACAAACTTTAACCGGTCTGTCAACGGCTTAAGTGGTACTCCCAATCGGATTTGAACCGATGTTGTCAACGTGAAAAGCTGGTGTCCTGACCTGGCTAGACGATGGGAGCAGGTGCGGCAGACTTTACACCGGTCTGCCAGCGGCTACTTATTTAATCACCAGTGGTGGTGGTCTCAGTCTCATCGCTTGTGGTGTCAGTGGTGTCGGTCGTAGTCTCCGTACTTGTAGTTGAGGATACCTCGACTGTTGTACCACCTTCAGTCAACGTTTCGGTTGTCTCCTGAGTGGTGGTGTTGGCGTCACTGACGCTTTCTGGCGCTTCGGCTGTGCAGGTTCCGTAGGCAGTCGCAACGACGAGTGCGCCGCCGACTACACTAACTCGAACCTTTGAGCTAGACCATGCTGTTTTCAACCATTCCATAATATACTCCTTTATGCAAATAGTAAATTGTGGCAGAGTATTCACCCGCTCTGCCATCGGTATAACTCAAACTAAATGGCTTACTTTCCGTTCATCAGTTCGTTGAAGGCTTTATCGACATCGCTTGTGGGCTTGCTGTACGATGTCGTCTCTCGTGAGCGGGATTCGGCGCTTTGATTGCCGGATAGTTGCTCGTCCAAGATGGCATCGATCTCTTCTGGCGACTTGCGCTCAAAAAGAGATGCGAAGTCAGGCATGCGATCGAGGAGGGCGGGGATCGCTTCCGTGTCTTCTAGTAGCGATGAAGTATTACGCCTCATCTTCATGTTAGTTTGAGGATATGCGCCCGGTGTGGTGGGCTTAGTGTAAGTGAGTGTGATGTCAGTACCCTCGGTTGCGTCTGTGACATCTCCATATTCGGGGTCAAGGATGTATCCGAGAAGAAGTTCGTATGCCTTCTTTCCATATCCATAAACCTTGATTCCCTCGGCTTCGCGTCCTCGCACCACGACAGGTGAGAAGTAGCGCGCGCGGACAAACAATGACTTTGCAAGCTTCTTGCTGTCTTCGTCGTTGTTATCGACGCCATCGCGCCATACAGAAGACGCAAATTCACAAATTGGGCAGTGCTCTCCAAAGTTACGCTTAGGGCACATGATGCCGCCCCGATGCTCGCCGACATTGTAGTGGAAGAACATTTCCTTTAGTGGGTCGCCGTCTGATGTCGGGACGATACGAATATCTTGGTCTCCCTCATCTGGCTTAAACCATACCGAATCTCGGTTATCGCCGCCTTCGCCGCGTAGCGAAGCCAACTTCTTCCTCATTAGTTCCATATTAATAGACATTACTTTTTCTCCTTGTTGTTGTGTTAAAGTATACTGAGCTTTCCTCAGCATCTAATGTATTACTCTTGATCGAACTTGTCAAGAGTTTTTTGTTGTTGTATTGCGTTAGTGTGGGCAACGCAGAACCCAAAATCTGGTAGTTGTGTTTCATAGATCGCATAAGAGATCTTACGGAAGGCATTCCTAGGTTTAGTCTTTAGGATGTCGACCAGTCGCTTGTGCAATCCAATTTCCTTTTCTAATCTTTCGTTATTGATACACATATAATAACACAGCTCGCGCTCGGCGTCAAGTTCGAAAAGCCAATTTTCTTGAAGTTTTTTCATCTCCAAGAGCGCGATTGTTCGGACGCGATTTATTGTGCTAGGCTTGGAAACATTTCCAATATGTGGCTCTGTGTGCTCAAAGTAGTTCAAGTAATGGACGCATGAGAACACCGTATCATTCAAAATATTATAATAATCTTTAATATTGACTTCTTTGTGGATCTTCTCGATATGCTCATTGCAGAGGATTGTCAAACTATTAAATAACCCTGATCGCGCGTACTCCTGAAGGATTCCGTAGGCGGCGTTCTCTACGAGCCGTGGAGTGCCTGTTAGCAATTCAATGTCTGGCTTAATATAGAATACATCAATCCTTCTGTCCTTTATCTGCTGCAAGATTCCCAGGCTGTAAATCGAGCTAAGCGATGAGCCCATAACGAATACTTGGATATGCTTGTGCGCATCTTTGAGGAAATCTTTGACGTCAGGAGTGTTTAGTTCGTACTCCTCCGGAGACTCGTAAGTCTTTAGTTTAAACTCACTCTTTGTCTCCTCTTTTACGTTGCTGTTTAAGAGATACACATCGTATTGAGGAATATCGAAAAACTTGGCAGCGATTGATGATGCTGCGTTACCTATGCCAACAACAGAAATCATATGGACATGTCCTCAAGGTCGAAATAATTCTTGCCTCCTTTTAAGTTGACGAGAAATCTATCCAGTCGATTATGAGAGAATAGTTCGCGCAATTCGTGGAGTAGGTGACGGTCTTCGTGAGCCAAGTCAATAACAAGTTCGTCATGGACTACGTGAGATATAAAACTTTTCGTTCCTTCAAGTTTTTGACTAATCGCCACAGCACGGTCAATGACCAAATCCGAAGTAACGCTCTGGATAAGGTAATTGAACGCGCGGCGCTTGTCAACTTTAAGGCGTCTTCCAAACATGGTCTCAATATATCCGTCTTTGTAGTATTTGTCAAGTATAGAATCACGATCATAGTAATCGCTCTTGATGACATCGGAATCGGGGTTATAGAGCCAACCAAAAAATAGTACTTTTGCCTCCGCCCGAGTCGGATACTCGTCATGGGCTATATGTTGAAAAACATTTTGTATGTTCCACTCATGAATATCTCCCTCAGGCTGCTCGGCTCCCAAAAGAGACAAAACAGTGCGAACTTCGGCGCCATTATAATCCATCGAAATAAACCAGTCGTTTTTGGGCTTCAGGATACGTCTAAAATCCTTTTTCATCGTCAAAATAGGAAAGGATCCCGGAGCACCAGCAAGTCGCCCTGTAACGGTGCCAAACAAGTTATAATCAATATATTTGCTCCCATCTAGTATCTTCTGTAGTCCCAGGCGATTGTGCGTGTTAGTAAACATACTCTTGCAGTCTGAAATATCGATATTGACTCGTCGTGACTTAATATCATAGAGGAGTTGTGAGGCGCCTCTTAGGAAGTCGTAGTTTGCAGGCTTTTCATAATTTTCAAAAACATGTTGGGTTATCTTATTCTTTATCTCACAAAACTCTATCAACGCATCCTTGGGAATCAAATCAAAGATGCAATGCTCGGTAAAATCTATCTTTGCCAGTTTGAAAGATTTATAAAAAGCACTCATTCGCCGGGTGCTGCGCACATATTCCTCACTCAGATCCGAGGGGCATGCCTCCTCCAGCGATAAACCACCGCAGAGAAGTGAGGCATATTCAATATCATCCCCCGTAACTGATCCAGTGTACTTCCATGTGCGGAGTAAGTCGGACGGAATATCATCAAAATGAAGATTGCCGTTTTTATATACTCCTACACACTCAGTCTTGTCGTCAAGTGTTTGAAAATACATTTTTCACCTATTCTGAACTCATCATAGCACGCTTGAACCGATCTGTCAAGGAGCCGCTGCTATCAAATGTCTCGGCGATTAGAGATTCAAAGGTGTCTACTGCATTTTGGTAGTCGTCCTGGTGTGCCAACTGAAGTATGTCCCGGCTAAGTTGACCCTGCTCGTGCTCCGATAACGTAACCTCTCCTTCTTCAAGCAACCTGATTTCCATGTACAACTTTAGGAATTCTGACTTGCTAAATGTTGCCCTCAGCGAATCTAGCGAATACTCTGCGGGGCGGGTCATCTTATTTCTAGTTGTGCCATCTGCGCAGTATTCCACGGAAATGTAGTCTCGCTTTGCGGCGTTATATAGGCTCAATAAAATATCTTCAAAGTTTTCATAATAAGTTCGATGGGCAGGAGTATAAGCCATAGCCAAAACACTATCAGTGCTCAAGTAGTTATCCATGCGGGCATATTGAATCATTTCCGGGGAACCTATGTCTGCTATCAGACGCCATGGATTTGCCGTGTCCACCGAAAATCCGTATGAGCGGCAAGCATTGAGGTAAAATTGCCAATTTTTGCTTTCTTTGAATTGTTGGATTTTTTGGTCGTCATTAGCGGCGGATGATTTTGCTATTTCTATCACCAGTCCGCTTACCCGCATTGGGCAATAACGACTCTTAACAAAAGCAGGATATGTGTAAGGCAGTGCGCGTGCCTGGGTTGACATTATCGAACGCAAGTGCCCCACAAACTGGCTAAAATTCTCAAATCTCAGTTCTGACATTCGGAAAGCCTCCACAATTCCCTGCTTAATGGTTGTGTTGTATGCGGTAAACAGGGTTCTGGGGCTTTG